TGAAGGGAACCAAGTGCTCTGCTAGATACTCCAAGGTTTGCACCGCCATCTAAAAGACCACGTGCAATTTGACCCATTGGGGTTTCTAGAATCTTCGCTTTGCCGATGTAGTTTGTACCTTCTTTACGCAAACTAACAATCATGTGGGATACACGATCCAAATTAATGGAAGGAGTATCTGGATGACCAAGTTCGCCATAGGCACGATTCTTGTCGACAGATTCTTTAATGTAACGACCTACTTCATTATCCATAACTGATTCTGGATACATACGACCATTACGATTTTTCAGTTCAGATTGAAGAAAAATTCCTTCAATAAAATATTCTTTTCCCTTGCCAAGTTTAGACTCAACAATAGTATTTGTTTGTTCGAAAACTTCTCTAATTAGTCTCATGATTATACCTTATCTGGAGAACCACTTAATGTGGTAGAAGCACCAACACGAGTTGGATCGTCATAAGCACCGTAAGTAGCATTTTCAACTTTAGTAGACCAGCCAGCAACTTTACGGAGAACTAAAAATCCAGTAACATCTTTTGCTGAGTTATTATTTAAAACAATATCATAAGTATTGTCATTTGTTACTGGAATACCCCATGCGTTAAATTCGGCATATGGAGCATTTTCTGGAGCACAAGACAATACTGTTTTACTATTTCTTTGAATTCTAACATGAGCACCCAATTCACCTGTGATATGATACTTTATAATATTAACAGTTGGTGTATCAGAATTTCTTGCTTGAGTAGATGCAGTTAAGTTGGCAATAGTAATAGTACCAGATTCATTAAGAGTGGAAGCAAAATGAATTATAGTCTCTTGGTTTGTGTTCTTTAATGTTGTGATAGTCATCGCCATCTTATTGTTCCTCTAATTTTGTAAGCACATGCATAAAATTCTCTTTACTCTCACGCATATACTCAATAATTTCTGTTTGCTTATCTAATAAGTTATTTAGGCGCATCTGGGTACGCTCGTCAATTGTAACTATTGATTCATCATTAAGAACATAATGCAATTTACCCTCAACCAATCTGTCCAGTTTATTAAGAGAACGAATACCTTGAACAACTGGGTCTACACTAAACATGTGAGAAGAAGCAAGTTGTATATAATTTTCGATTAATGTATCGGTAACTTTGATATCGTGATATTCTTTAATAATATTAGCGACAGTATGTTCTGATAGTTCCTCGTATAAGTCTTTTGATACTTGTTCTTCTAACTGATGCGAAATGTAGTCTTGTTTAATGTATTGTCTTGCTTCTTCTAAACTCGTAAATTCTGTTTCAATACCGTTTATCAAAATCTTATCTTCTTCAGTTCTTTCGATTAACTGAAGATAGGATCTGACGCTTTCAACGATATCAGATCGCTTTAGAGATTTTGTAAACTCGTAGTAACGCATTACTCTTCTGCTGTAGGTTCAGCGACTGGCTCTGCTGCAATTTCAGCAGGTTGTGCAAACATACCTTGTGCAACTGACTGACGCATATCATCTAAACGAGCAGATAACTTTTCTGCCATTGCATTTGCAAAAGCATTTTCTGTTTCAAGTGCATCGCCAGCTCTAATTGCTTGGACTAAATTTTGTACTGTTTCACTCATAATATTCTCCTATTAATTTGGCCAAGTACCAGTTTTTAATTTGGTAACTTTCCCTTTGCTCTGTTGTGTATCCGTATCTTGCCCAGCATCTTGTTCTGCTTCAGCATCTGCTTCTTGTTGATCAGGAGCACCCTGATCTTGCTGAGGTTGTGCAGCCTGTTGCTGCTGTTCGGCTTGAGCATCCATTGTAGGTTGCTGCATAGCCAATTGTATCTGTCCTTGGACTTCAGCGTTGGCGATCATTTGATCTTTCTCGTCTTCAATCTGTTTATCCATCTCTTTGATTTCTTTTTCATCGAGGTGAAGAACATTCTTACGAGCCCAATCCATTGAGTAGTATTTACCAATGTATGGATCCATCAACTGTAGCAAGCCCATTCTTTGTTGTAGAATTTCAGAATCTTTTAGTTCGCTATAATGATTGTCTTCGAGATAATCATATTTAATACCAAACTGAATATCATCCCACTCATCTGGTTTGATAACATTCTTTGCGATTAACTGAACTCTCAACGCATGTGAGAACAACATACTAAATTTCTTACGTAGTCTAACAATAAACTTGTTAAACTTAACTTCATCACGACTAATCTCTGTTGAACGACCAATACTAAAACCTTGTTGCTGTTGCATACGGCTAATTGGAACATTCAATGCATGATAAAGTTTATTCTGGAAGTATTCAATATCTTGAATCTCTCCTAAATTCTGACCACCTGGAAGTGTAGTAATCTCAGTACCTTTACCACCCTCACGACGAGGCATCCAGAAATCTTCCATCATTGATAAATGACGACGATCGTCACGTGTTTCACCAGTTGTTGCATCATAAACAATCTTGTTACGGAACTTATTCATAATGTCCGTTACATACTGTTCTGCTTTCAACTTAGGTAAATTACCAACATCGATATAGAAAATTCTTCGTTCAGGCGCACGACTGATACGATAGATGACCAAAGAATCTTCAATCATCTTTAATTGATTTACTGGTTTGATTGCCTTATGTAGATAAGACATTGCCATTCCAGTATTGGAGTCTACATAACCTGATGGTGCATAGACTACTGAATCTAATCCAAGTTTAACACCATGCGTAGTTTGCTCAGTGATACCCTTGTCGTTGTAAAGATAATACTCTTCTACTTCTTGTACAACTTCAACACCTTGTGGTGTTCTTGCTTTTTTAACATTTTTAATACGACGAATCTTACGAGGATCGATGTAACGTAATTCTACGATACCATCCTTCATTCGTTCTTCATTAATAAGAATTTGATAATATAATCTTCCATCAACATACCAACTGCGGAAGATTTCATGCGCTCTCTCGTTAAACTTGAGAATGCGAAGAACATTGTTAAATTCTTCTCTAATCTTAGTCTTAATACCTGAAGATACTTTTACATCATCTAAAACGATTTCGACAGAAGTACGTTCTTCATCAGCAACAATCGCTTCATTAATGATATCTTCAATTGCATTATCACAATCACTATATTGAGCCACTTCACGATAACGACGGATTAGGTCGTTTTCGTTTTTAATAACACCTTCAAGATCCATGACCATACCGTAATAACCACCAGCATTTACACCAGTGTTTACTACGGTTGCGCCTGTTTCCTGTGCGGAAGGAGGTACTACGCTAGGTAGCACCTCATCCTGTTTGCGTTTTATCTCAAACCCAAATATCTGCATAATGTAAAAACCTTCAGTTAATTATTAAAGTGGGAAGCTACCAACTGGAGTATCAATAGAAACATTGACACCAAAGCCAGAAGCTGCACCAGTAGCTGATGTAAAGTAGTTGTATTGGAACTCTACGTCAAACTGTTCAATTGCATTTTGTTGTTCGTAATCTAGACCAACTGCAGAAATTGTAGTTGGGAAAGCATCAACGAAAGTATAACTCTTGATAATTGCACCATTGCGATCCAACTGGTGAACATTTAAGTCAACTTGATAGTCAGTAGGATTAACACGACCATTAGTAGTGTTATAGTTCTGAATACCAGATTGCCATTGCTCTAGTGCATTACGAATACCAAAAGTAGTATCGTTGTAAATTGTAACAGTCCATGGTTGGAAAGTTCTTTCACCAGCAAAGTTAACTGGGCGACCACGGAACAAGACTGGTAAAGTCTCGATAGTGGAAGCAGGTAGTTGAGCAGCTTTACACAAAAACTGTGCACGCTGTCCTGCAACTACACCCAATGTAACAAAAGTTGGGAATGAAAGTTCAACACGGAATTGATTCGGGCGAGCACCGCCACCGATCATCTGCGCTTTGAAATCAGCAATATTTGCCATTTAATTCTCCTTGTTCTTTTCTTTATTTATCTTGAATTACGCACCGATTTCTGAGAAGTTAATCGCAGAACGAGCAGCAACGAAATTGAGAGTGATAAAGTTGATAGAACGATTTGGCTTAACGAAGATATCAGCAACGAATTCGTTACGATCGATAACTTCACCTGTGTTGTTAGA